ACTGAAACTAAACTTCTTAAAGAAGCAATGCAGAAGTGGAGCAAGTCGCAACAGTTTGAAACACGTATGTTTCGTATTGTGCGTAACACTTTCAAGTACGGTGATGCATTCTTTTTAAGAGATCCAGAAACTAAAAAATTACTTTATATTGATAACGCAAAAGTTTCTAAAATTATTGTTAACGAATCTTTAGGAAAGATTCCAGAGCAGTATGTAATTAAAGATATTAATTTTAATTTTAAAGATTTAGTTGCAACTACACCACACGGCACAACAAATACATCACCAAGCGGAACAAGTTCATATACAAGCGGTGGCGGATTTGCACGTGGCATGGTAGGTGATGCAGCACAGCCAACAGGCACACGTTTTCAAAACGGACAAAACGAAATTACAGTAGACGCAAAACATATTGTACACATTTCGTTATCAGAAGGATTAGATAACAATTATCCTTTTGGTAACTCATTACTTGAAAGTGTGTTTAAAGTTTACAAGCAAAAAGAATTGCTAGAAGATGCAATTATCATTTATAGAATTCAACGTGCTCCAGAAAGAAGAATTTTTTATGTTGATGTAGGTAACATGCCTGCACACATGGCAATGAGCTTTGTTGAAAAAGTTAAAAATGAAATCCAACAAAGACGTATTCCTAGTTCGACAGGCGGTGGAACTAGTGTTATTGACGCAAGTTATAATCCACTATCAACCAATGAAGATTACTTCTTTCCACAAACAGCAGAAGGAAGAGGATCTAAAGTTGAAACATTACCAGGTGGTACTAACCTAGGTGAAATTACAGACTTAAAATATTTTACAAATAAACTGTTTAGAGCATTACGTATTCCTGCAAGTTATTTGCCAACATCAATTGATGAACAAGCAAACACTGTTTCAGACGGTAAAGTAGGAACAGCATATATCCAAGAATTAAGATTTAACAAATACTGTGAAAGACTTCAAAGCATTATGTGTGAAGCGTTTGACAAAGAGTTTAAACTTTGGTTAGACGGTAACGGCTATAACATTGATGCATCACTGTTTAATATCAACTTCCAACCACCACAAAACTTTGCGGCATACAGACAAGCAGAACTTGATACTACTAGAGCGAACATCTTTAGTGTTGTAGACGCAATTCCACATTTAAGTAAACGCTTTGCAATGAAGCGTTACTTAGGATTAACGCAAGAAGAAATTGTAGAAAATGAAAAATTGTGGAGAGAAGAAAATGCAGGTAATTTACAAGAGCCTGGAGACGCAGGCGGTGAATTAAGATCGGTGGGTGTTACACCTACAGGAATGGCAGCAGACGGCGCAGCTGAAGAAACAGAAGCACCAACTGAAGCACCTCCTGCTGATGATGTAAGTGGCGGAGAAACAGCAGAAACACCTGCAGTTTAATAAATACTAGTATGCTTTTGAGAGAATTTTTATATTTTAATGATGACGTTAACGACTTTTCCGTCGACCGTCGTTACGACAACAAGAAAGATGACGATGTCCTTTCAAAAGATGACACTAGAAAAGTACGCCTTACATTACGTCAGATTAATCAATTAAGATTACAATCCGAAGCTCATGTTGCTGAAAAAGAATCAGAGCTAGATTTTATTAGACAAATGTACGGGGCGAAGCTTGAGCAAGAAGAATAAAAAACACCACAAAGATATAGCATTCGTATTAGGCAACGGCATGAGCCGCGGCACCATTAACTGTGAAAAACTTTTAAACATTGGAACAGTATATGGTTGTAATGCACAATACAGAGAGTTTGATCCTCATTACGTTGTAGCAGTAGATGTTAAAATGGTTAATGAGATGATTGAAGCAAACTACCATCAAAAGGGTACAGTATGGACTAATCCTAACAAAGGGATTAAAACTAATAGTAATATTAACTATTTTAGTCCACACAAAGGATGGAGTAGCGGTCCTACTGCACTATGGTTTGCAGCACAAAACGGCCATAGACACATTTATATTGCTGGATTTGACTATCAAGGACTTAAAGGAAAGTTTAATAATGTATACGCAGACACCTTTAATTACAAGAAAACTACTGATTCTGCAACGTTTTTTGGCAATTGGCTAAGCCAAACAGAAAAGGTAATTAAGGAATTTACCAAGGTAACCTTTTATAGAATCATTGATGATGGCGCATTTATACCCGATAAACTAGGTCCACAGCATACAAATTTAAAACACATTAGTATGCGTGATTTTGAGAATACCTTCGAAGGAACTATATATCAACACAAAATGAGTCAAAATAATACCATTTAACCCTATTTTTACAACAATTATGTAAATATATAACAAACAGCCTTACCGATAATTTCAAGGAGAACAAAAATGGCAGATAAATCTACATTAGAACAAATGCTTGAGAACTTGGTTAACGATAACCAAGAGAAAGCAGAAGAATTATTTCACGAGTACGTGGTTTCTAAATCACGTGAAATCTACGAAAACCTTATTGAAGAAGAAATGAAAGATGAGGAAGTAGACGAAACTTCAGATAACGAAGACGAAGCAGTTGACGAAGCATCTAAAGATGATGATGCAGCAGAAGACAAAGTTGATGAAGCATCAGACGATGACGCAGAAGACAAAGTTGACGAAGCTACTGACGAAGACGAAGTTAAAGAAGACTCAAAAGACGAAGAAGTCGACGAAGAGTTTGAAGACGTTGCAATTGAAGGCGAAGACGATATGCCTGATATGGGTGGCGACGCTACAGACGATTTAGAATCAGAAGTTGATGCAGACTCAGAAGAAGGCGATAAAGAGCCAGAAGAGTTATTCCAAGATCTAGATTCAATCGTTGATGAGTTACAAGCAAAATTTGACGAAATCAAAGGTGAAGACGGAGAAGAAGGCGACATGGATTCAGAAGAAGAAGCTTTTGCTCCAGAAGCTGCTCCAGAAGCTGCTCCAGAAGTTGACGAATTAGATACTTTTAGAGAGTACGTAGAAAAAGTTGCTGGCGGACACGGTGCTGAAACAAAAGGTGCTGCTGAAGGCGCAGACAACAAGAAGTCAGTTGTTGACAATATGAAAAACGACATGGGCGGAACTACAGCTAATATCGTAAAAGGCGGCGAAGAGTCAGGTAAAAATGACGGTGGCCTAGCTGATATTACACCTAAAGAAGAGAATGCAGGAAACGTTAACACACCTGGTTCAAAGAATGCAACTAAAATGGACAGCACAAAAGGACATGGTGCTGAAAAGAAAGGTGCAGGCGAATCAGCTGATAACAAGCAATCGATTTTCCGTAGCAAACGATAGTAAAAAGGAAGACTATAAGTGAAAACTACACTAGCAGAACATCTGAGCTTCGATCAGGCTAAAATCGTAATTGAGCGTGATGAGCAGGCGGACGGTAAGTCGTTACATTTGAGTGGAATCTGTATTCAAGGTGACATTCGTAACGCTAATCAGCGTGTTTATTCTTCTAAAGAAATTGATAGGGCTGTCAAGACGCTCAACGAACAGATTTCTGGGGGGTATTCAGTGCTAGGTGAAGTTGATCACCCACAAGATTTACGCATCAATTTGGACAGGGTCAGTCACATGATTACAAAAATGTGGATGGATGGTCCAAATGGCTACGGAAAACTTAAAATGTTACCAACGCCGATGGGACAAATTGTTTCATCGATGTTGGAATCAGGAGTCAAGTTGGGAGTCTCAAGCAGAGGTTCAGGGGAAGTTGACGGAGATGGTAATGTTCAAGGATTTGAAATTATTACTGTTGATGTTGTAGCTCAACCATCTGCCCCGGGAGCATATCCAACACCAGTTTACGAACACCTTATGAATGCACAAGGTGGCTACAAGGCATTTCAAGTGGCACAAGAAGTCCAAGGCGACACACAGGCACAAAGATATATAGCAGAGAGCTTGAAAAACTTCATTTCAAGTCTTAATAAAACGTAGGAGAATCACAATGCTAGAGTTTGTAAAACAACTATTTGAAAACAATGTGATTTCCGAAGAAGTCAAGTCGGAAATTGAGACCGCTTGGGAAAAAACCGTTCAAGATAACCGTGATAATGTTACTACACAATTGCGTGAAGAATATGCACAGAAGTACGAACACGATAAGACCGCAATGGTTGAAGCAGTTGAGAAAATGCTGGCTGACAGAATTACAGCAGAGCTTTCTGAGTTTGCTGAAGACCGCCAAGGACTTATTGAAGCTAAAGCAAAATATGCTGAAAAAATCGTAAAAGATTCTAAAGCTATGGAAGCATTTGTTCTTAAAAATCTTAAGAATGAATTAGCAGAACTTCGTGAAGATCGTAAAGCAGTTGCAGGTAATGTTGCTAAACTTGAATCTTTTATTGTTGATGCACTTTCGAAAGAAATTGCAGAATTCCATGCTGATAAGAAAGACTTAGCAGAAACCAAAGTTAAACTTGTTAGAGATAGCAAGGCTAAATTTGAAGAAGTTAAGAAAGACTTTATCAATAAAGCATCGAAAATCGTTGAAGGTACAGTATCGAAAGGTATTAAATCTGAAATGGTACAATTGAAAGAAGATATTCAGGCAGCGAGAGAAAACGACTTCGGTCGCAGACTTTTTGAATCATTCGCAAGTGAATATGCTACTAGCCATTTAAATGAAAAATCTGAAACTTCAAAACTTCTTAAAGTTGTAAAACAGAAAGAAGCAGAAGTAGCAGAAGCAGCGAAAGTTGTTGCAGAGTCTAAAGAGTTAGTAGAAAGTCGAGATGCAGAGATTGCTCGTATCAAAGATAGCGCAGCTAGACAAGAAGTAATGGCAGAATTGCTAGGACCATTGTCAGCAGAGAAGCGTGAGGTAATGGGTGAGTTACTAGAATCTGTACAGACTAATAAATTACACGCAGCTTTTGACAAGTACATTAATTCCGTAATGGAAGGAAGTGCTCCAACTAAAGTGGCGTTGACAGAGGCAAAAGAAATAACAGGCGATAAAGCACAAGGCAATCAAATTAGCAGTGGAGAAAAAACTGCTGAGATATTTGACATCCGCAGGCTTGCGGGCTTAAAAGTTTAAGGAGAAAAACAATGTCACAACTACTAGAAAGTCGCTGGTCAGAAACCAAAGATGCCCTTTTAGAAGGACTTCAAGGTAACAAGCGTACTGTTATGGCAACAACTCTAGAGAATACCCGCACGTATTTGAACGAGTCTGCCACTGCAGGTGCTACTTCTGCCGGTAACGTTGCAACACTAAACCGTGTGATCCTTCCAGTGATCAGACGTGTGATGCCAACTGTCATCGCAAACGAATTGGTTGGTGTACAGCCAATGACTGGACCTGTTGGTCAAATCCACACATTAAGAGTACGTTATGCTGATGCATTCAACTCTGCAAGTGGAACTGACACTACAGCAGGTGACGAAGCACTATCACCATTCAAGATTGCAGAAGGTTATTCTGGTGCTACTAATGATAAAGCAGCTTCTACAGCAGCTTTAGAAGGTGTAGCTGGAAACAGATTAAGCATTCAAATCTTGAAACAAACTGTTGAAGCGAAAACTCGTAAGTTGAGTGCTCGTTGGACGTTTGAAGCTGCTCAAGATGCACAAGCTCAACAGGGCATTGACATCGAAGCAGAAGTAATGGCTGCTTTAGCACAAGAAATAACAGCTGAAATTGACCAAGAAGTTATTCAATCATTGAAAACACTTGCTGGTACGGCTGCTTTAACTTATGACCAAGGTGCAGTATCAGGTACTGCTACTTTCGTTGGTGACGAACATGCTGCTTTAGCTGTTCAAATCAACAGAGTTGCAAACTTAATTGCACAGCGTACAAGACGTGGCGCAGGTAACTACGCTGTTGTTTCACCAACAGTATTAACGTTGTTACAATCTGCTACAACTTCAGCGTTCGCAAGAACAACTGAAGGTACTTTTGAAGCACCAACAAACACTAAGTTTGTAGGAACTTTAAACAGTGCAATGCGTGTGTACGTAAACGGTTATGCAACTGACGACGATGTGTTGATCGGTTACAAAGGTTCTTCGGAATCAGACGCACCTGCGTTCTACTGCCCATACATTCCTTTGATGTCAAGCGGTGTTGTACTTGATCCAGGTACATTTGAGCCAGTTGTAAGTTTCATGACAAGATATGGTTATGTAGAGTTAACAAACACTGCATCATCTCTTGGTAATGCGGCTGACTACTTAGGCAAAGTTGCAGTAACATCTGCAAACCTAAGATTTGCGTAAGCAAGTTTAGATTTTTTAAATCTACTAAAGGGCGGTATTTTTATATCGCCCTTTTTTTATGACTAAATAATAGTATCGTTCATCCCAATCGGGACGGAAGTAGCATTATGCGAAGGAACGCACCTAACTTTAAAAAGGAGGGTGTTATGAACAGATTCGATCATTTACACAAAACATACCGCGAGGCAAAAATGAGAGCTCGTAAGGAACGCATCTTAATGATGTCACGTTCTGAGCCAAACATTAATGGCAGCGGTACTAGTGGATATACTGTAAAAAGTGGCGAAAATACTGGCAAAGTACTAAAACATATATCTGTTACTTCGAGTAATAACATATAGTTTTGTCCAAAATGAAATAGGTTGACAAATACTTATTTTGTGTTATATTAATAATATAGCAACAAAAGAGTAATTGACTTTTGTTTATAGTGCAAGGAAGAGGCCTTTACCAGAAGGGTCGAACTTGACTAGTTAGGGGTGGTACCCAGGTTCAAGGTTGAGAGACTGAGGATCACATTGCTCTACCGAGCGGAACTAGGTTGTGCGTGATAGAATGGTATTCTGTGTACGTGCTTGTAGGTATAACCGAGTCCTACCTATTTTGCTTATACTTTAAAAAGACTCTTCGGAGTCTTTTTTCTTGGCTAAATATTAGTATGAAGGACGAGTACGCCTCAGCGTTCTATGATGTTGTACTAGAGACACGAGATAGAACAGGCATCGAAATGCCCGAGTACATCGAACATTATATTGTTTTGTTGCTTGCTTCGCATGTTGATAAATCTAATTTCCTCCCAACAAAATCTTTTGCAGAATCTATGTTAGAGATAAAACACTCAAGAGATGCAAAAACACTAGGTGATACATGTCTATTTGTAACAGGTATATTTCCTGAATACGGTATTAATGTTAATTACTATTCAAGTATTGGTAAAATAAGTTATAACAGATGTACACATAACTTAAATGTTGAATTATTTGAAACACTAGCAAAACACTTTGATCACATTCGATTTTTTATTAATCACATTAGGAATGATAAATACTTGTGTCGATAGTGTGCCGCGAGGCGGACTTATGCTGTACCCACAGCGTAGCTCATAGAACGGGCATTGGACTACTTATATAGGAGAAAAAAATGGGAAGACCACTAAACAAAAGACTTTTTGCAGTTGCAGGCACAGGCCCGACAGCTTCAGGAACAGAAATCAAAGTAAATTTTCATAACGGCACAGCAGTTAAAGAAGGCTTTATCGTTAAGCAACTAGGATCTAAAAAGTTCCGTTGCGAAGAAATCGGTACAGGCGGTACATTTGATTGTACTTTAAAAACAGGTGTATTACCTGCGGCTTTAAGTGCAGGCGAAATGTCAATTTCAGTACAAGGTGCTGACTCAGAAACATATGGTGTTGCAAAAATTACAGGACGTAAAGTTGTTTTAGCAAAGCCAAGTGCTACTGGATCTAACGCACTAGACGGACAATCATTAAAATTTGCTCTAACAGGTGCCGCGGCATCAGGAATTGTTAGAATGGAAGAAGCTGGCGATGATAACACATTAGTTGGTACAGATGATGACGATCTAACAGAAGACGCATAAATGATTTTGGGGGTATTTATTACCCCCATTACTTTAAGGAATTATAAATGTCAAAAATTTTAAATGTAAATACCGGTAACTATGTAGCAAGAGTATCAAGTGGGAATACTATTACACTTGACACAGGTACTCAGGCAGGTACAGTTGTTGTTACAGGTGACTTACAAATTAATGGTACGCAAACTACTGTTAATTCACAAACATTAGATTTAGTTGACAACATTATTACTTTAAACAAAGGCGAAAGCGGTTCAGGCATTACTGAAAACACAGCAGGTATTCAAATTGATAGAGGTACAGCAACAGATGCTTTATTAGTATTTGATGAGCAAACATCTTTTAATGATCCTGTAACACAAACAGTTAAAGCAGGAACATTTGTTTTTAAAACAGCAGACAATGCAATTATTGGTTTAAGAACAAATGCTATTACTACTGGTGGCGGTGATTTATATCTTATTAATAGCGGAACTGGTGTAGTTAGTGTAAGTGGTACAAACGACTACGAAAACCAAATTACTGACGATGACGATTTGCCTAATAAAAAATATGTTGATGATGCTATTACAACAGGTATTCAAACTATTACAATTCAAAGTATTGCAAGAGGAGACTCAGCTCTTAATTTGTTTGACGAAAGTATTGATGGCGGAGTTAGTAATCTAAAAATTACTATTGACGGTGCAGAAGTAGCACAGTTTAAGAAAAATACAACAGAAATTGAAGACATTGTATTCCAGGACAATACAATATCAACATTAACAAGTGCAACTGACTTAACACTTAGCAGTTCAGGAACTTCATTTGTAACTATTGATGGCGTTTTAAAAATGCCAGTTCAAGCAGACGGCACTAGTATTAATCCAGGCACTAATATTGCAGTATACGGAAAAGAACCTGCAATAGGTGATAGCGGTGTTTGGTACACAAATAAGAATAGCGACGAAGACGAATTGATAAGTACTAATAGATCATTATTGTTTAGTATGTTATTTTAAGGAAAGAAAATATGGCGATTATAAACGGACAACTATCTATAGCAGACAAGACACACTTAACAGTGCCCGCTAATAAAAGATATGCAATTACAACTATTATGGTTTGTAATACACAGCCTGCAGATACAGGCGGATCAAACGATTCACAGTTTGACTTGCATGTTGTACCAAGCGGACAAACTAAAGGTAATTCAGATCCAAATGCTAACCAAATTATTAATAATTTAGTAGTTGCTGGCGCTGATACATTTACGTTTGATACTGAAAAGTTAGTTTTAGAAGCAGGCGACAAGATTATTACGTCAAGTCAAGCACCAGCTAACTTGGCTATGACTATCAGTTATTTGGAAGTATAAATGAGATTTTTAAAAGCACAAACAACTTCTAGAGGTATTAACTCAGATACTGCAGGACTCAATATTGATGCTTTAGGTCTTGCAACCATTAATACTGATAAAGCATTAATTGTACCTAAGGGAACCCAAAACAAAAGACCGTTTACTGGTGTTGAAGGTATGCTTAGATATAATTCCGATACTAATGATTTTGAAGTTTATCAAAATAGTGCTTGGAAGCCAGTTAGATTTAGAGAACCAACAACTATCATACAACAAAACTTAGGTAATGGTGACGGCAGTGAAACTACATTTGGCCCATTAAATTCAGGCGATAGTTACTATCCAGTGCCTATATCAGAAAACAATATTTTAGTTACTATTGAAAACGTATTTCAATTAGCAACAACAAACTACACAATAGTACAAAATCCAAGTTCAGGACCAGGTGCTCCGTATGCGGCAGGTTATTATCTAGTATTTGGAACACCAGTACCAACAGGAAAACCAGTACAAGTACTACATAACTTCGACAAGTAATTACTATAAATAGTAGTAATGTAGAGAGGGAATATTATGAGTACACAAGTTGCCCGCATTGGTGGACAGTTACTACAAGACAACTTATTAAGAGAATTAGCAGATTTAAAATTTGACAATGACCTTCTTGTTGTCAAACGTGATAATACCTTAGGTATTAACACTACTACAACTCCCAGAAATTTAACAGTTAGCGGTACACTACGTACAACATCAGGAGGCAGTGATCCAGATATTATATTTGGAAACAGTCTTAAGGTTGGTGATATTACACTTGCAACTACAGGTATTAGTACACCTAGCGGAAACGTTACGCTTAAATCTACACATCCTGAAGGATATATTAATACAACAGGTATTGGTAGTTATAACTTTGCTGTTAAAGGTGACGGTATTCAAGCATTACAAACTAATGGCGGCATTGGTTTTAAGTCAGAAGTATTTGACGGACAAACAGCGGCTTGGAATAGCAATGGTAACTACGGAAACTATTGGGATCCAGGACCAAAGATAAGTGCAAGTAGTCCACCTAACGATATGGATCGTTTGTATGATTATGCACTATCATTATCACAATCAGGTAACTGGACATCAGAAGAATTAGCGGCACTTGACTGGGACGGCGATGGAGATATTCAAGCCGACGATGCACTACAATTAAAAGAATTAAACACGCAATTTGTAAGCGGTACTGCTTTCCCTGCATCAAACACACTTGCAGAACATGCAAATACAGAAGCATTTAAAGCATACATTGAAAAATATTATCCAAGAAGTGTACCTAAGCAATTACAACTACAAACTGGCGGAACACTTACAGTAACAGGTGATGTACATGCTACAGGAAATATTACATACGGTGGTACTTCAATTACAATCGGTGATGACAGTACTGACACAGCAAGTTTCTTAGCAGAATTTAAAAACGATCTAATACCAGATGATAGTGATAGGTTTCATATTGGTAAAGACGATGATAGTACAGGTCCTGCAAAAGGATTTAGAATTGCTGTTGATAACTTAATTGCAGACAGTGTAAAAGCTAGTGGACTAGTTTATCGAGGTATTGAACTTACAAAAGATGTTGGAATTTATTATGTTTCTTCAAACAACGGTAATGATATTAACGATGGTAATAACCCAGGCGGTCCATTTGCTACGCTTACAAAAGCCCTTAGCGTTGCAACAGACGGAGATCTAATTTATATATACCCAGGACAGTACCAAGAAACATTTCCAATGACTGTACCTAAGGGTGTTACAATCCAAGGTGATAATATTAAAGGTGTTGAAATTTACCCAACATCAGCTACACAAAGTAATGATGCATTTTTAGTTAACAGTGATGTAACTATTGAAAATATTACTCTTAAAGATTTTTATTATAATAGTGGAGCAGATACTGGATACGGATTTAGGTTTGCTAATAACTTTTCAACAACTGTTTTTGAACAAGAGCCAGGGCGAAGTCCTTATATTAGAAACATTACGGTTCTTACAAAGGGAACAACTACAAGTGTAAGCGATCCAAGAGGATTTGATTCCGGAGATGCAGGCAAAGGTGCTTTAGTTGATGGACAAGTAGTTGCATCTAACAGTAGAAGTGCAAGTATGTTATTTCATAGTTGTACATTTATTACACCCGGTGTAGATGGATTAACAATCACAAATGGTGTAAGAGTTGAATGGCTTAATAGTTTCACATACTTTGCAAACAAAGGTATCTATATGTTGCAAGGATCTGCTGGTAGAACAACTCCAGAAGCAACAACAGTATATGGCGGAGAGTTAAGAACTATTGCTAGTGCTAACGTATACGGTAATAAAGGTATTGAAGCTGACGGCGCAGACTGTTTAGCATATATGATTAACCAAAACTTTGCGTATATTGGTTCTGGTAAAAATATAACTAATGATAATACAACAGCTATACAAGCAAACGAAGTAACAGAATTAAACAATGCAAAAGTTTATTTTACAGGACAAGATCAAAGAGGAAACTTTAGAGTTGGTGACAAGTTTTTAGTTGACTTAGAAAACGAAAGAACTAGTTTTGATATTGAAAGTATTTTTGCAACAAATTCACAAGTACAAATACGTAACAACAATGACACAGTTACACTTAATCAAGGAGTAGTTGCTTTAGATAATATCGTTATTCAAGGTAATGTAATTGAAGCAACAAAATCTGCTATTAATTTTAATAGTGTTGGAAACATTGTATTCCAAAGTAGTGTAACTGCACCAAGTATTGATATGACAGGTAATTTATCAATTGGCGGCGCACTTACTACAATAGGTGATGCTCCAACTGATACTGTTGATTTTAATACAAACATTAGTCAAGACTTTGAACCTGGTTCAACTGAAGGTTTAACTTTAGGTACTGCCGCAAATCGTTGGAAAGAATTACACACTAAAACAGCGAATATTGACAGTATTAGTATTTCGTCTCAAACTATTGCAACTAATGAAACAAATGCAGATTTGTATATCACTGCAAAAGGTACAGGTAAAGTTCGTGTAGAAAACTTAGAATTTGAAGATAATAAAATTATTGGTAAGTTTAGTCCTGAAGGTGAATTTATTGTTACTGATTACGAATTATCAACTCCTGATATCTTTAACGGAAATCAAGGATTTAAAACACAACTTCCAAGGTATACTACAGTATTTGGTATTCCTGTATTAGGAACAGCAAACGTTAGCGACCTTGCAATTAAACATGCGGCAAATATGTTAGCAAGTTATTTAGATAATGACTTTGACGGCGTTGCTGATAACACAGCATTACTTGCAACTTTCTCAAGTGGATTATATGGAATTGTTGTATATGCTGATTCAGCAGAAGAAACAACACTAGCAAGTACATTTGGATCATTTGCAGTAAACAGAATCTTTGGTGTTTATCAAAGCGAAATGAATAGTTATTTAGGTGATGGTGCAGGCGGTCAAAGAGATTTAGCAAGCGAAAAAATATTAAAGAATATGCTCATGCCAAGAATAAGCGGATTGTACACAGAATTAAGTACAACTAGGCCAAGCACACTTACAAATGCAATGGATTCTGCACGTGGCGGATATCAAGCAGGCGGACAAGCAGGCTATAACTATCCGGCTTTTGCATGGTATACTGATCCTACAGGACT